ATAAAAGCTACATTTTTTTAACACTTCGTTGTTTATATTACGACTTACAAAAAGAAAGAAACAAAATTGAAAAAGTGGACATAGAAGAAATTAAACCTATTGGTGTCACTTACGACTACATAAGCCAAGACGAAGCTTATAGTGCAATCATAGAAAAAATAGAAGAAGAAACTGAAACGTGGCATTGGTACGACAAAATGATGTATGAACTTTACCGTGATTCAGGCAAGTCTATGCGCGATATTTCGGCAGAAACACGAATAAGTGTAAGTTCAATATACCAAACTATAAAGTATTGTAAAAAACAAATAAGAAACAAAGTAGGTGAAGACTACGAAGATTATAAAAACGAAGAATACGAATTAATAAAATGATTATGGATAAAGACGTAGATTACTATAACAGTTTAGACAAACGAAGTAAAGAATATAAAGACTGGAAGAAAGCACAAAAAGCCGAAGGTCTTGGTGACGTAGTAGAAAAGATTACCGAAGCTACAGGTATCAAGAAAGCCGTCAAGTGGTTAGCTGGTGACGACTGCGGTTGTGACGAAAGAAAAGAAAAGTTGAACAATCTGTTTCCGTCAAGGTGGAAAGCTGATTGCCTACAAGAAGACGAATACACTTGGTTGCACAATTGGTTTAAGTTAGACAAAAGTATAATGAAGCCAACAGAACAAAAAGAAATGCTTGTAATATACAACCGTGTGTTTAATGCACGTCAGCAATTTACTACTTGTTCAAGTTGTTTACGGGACATAATGAATAGAATGCGAAAAGTTTACGAAACATACGAAAAATAATATGGCACAAAGAGGCAGACCAAAAAAAATACAAGACCCAAAGCAATTAGAAGAAATATTCGAAGCTTATAAAACCTACACAAAAACGAATCCAAGGTTTAAATACCACCTTAATCAAAGAACAGGTGATATGGTAGGAGAACCATTAGAAGTACCACTAACAATAGAAGGCTTTGAAATATATTGTTACAACAAATTTGACTTCACAGTTAAACATTATTTAGAGAATACAGAAAACAGATATCAAGATTTCTGTACTATCTCTACACGCATACGTAAAGAAATACGTGATGACCAAATAAAAGGCGGTATGGTAGGACAGTATAACCCAAGTATTACGGCACGTCTAAACGCGTTAAAAGAACAAATAGAACAAACGAATATAGAGCAACCACTATTTCCAGATGTTTCAAAGAACGACGGCAATAAATAAAATACTTGCGTTAAAAAAACGAATCAAGATAGTTCAAGGTGGTACTTCAGCCGGTAAGACTTACGGCATACTACCTATTCTAATAGACCGTGCAGCTAAAACACCTAACACCGAAATAAGTGTAGTAAGTGAATCAATACCGCATTTGCGTAGAGGTGCTTTACGTGACTTCTTAAAGATTATGAAGTCCACACAAAGATATGTAGATGAACGCTATAATAAAAGTCTCTTAAAATACGAATTTGCAAACGGCAGCTTTATAGAATTTTTTAGTGCTGACGACTCAAGCAAGCTCCGCGGTGGGCGTAGAAGTATACTCTACATCAATGAGTGCAACAGTGTAAGCTTTGAAAGTTTTAACGAATTGTCAATTAGAACGAAGGACGAAGTATTTTTAGACTACAACCCAACCGCAGAATTTTGGGTGCAGACAGAACTTGAAGGTCAAGACGACGCAGAAAAAATAATACTTACCTACAAAGACAACGAAGCACTTGACAAAGGTATAATAGACCAAATAGAAAAGAACATAAAGAAAGCCGAAACAAGTAACTACTGGCGTAACTGGGTAAATGTTTATGTGAACGGGGTTATGGGTAGACTTGAAGGCATCGTCTTCAGTAATTGGCAGACCATAGACACAATACCAAACGAAGCCAGGCTTATAGGTATAGGTGTTGACTTTGGTTATACTAATGACCCAACAAGTATTATAGAAGTCTACAAAATGAACGAAACACGAATACTAAATGAAGTAACATATCAAACAGGTTTATTAAATAGTGACATAGCCAAAATACTACCACGTGACGTACCTGTTTACGCAGATAGTGCTGAACCTAAAAGTATAGCAGACATACAAAGGTATGGCATCACAATAAAAGGCGTTACAAAAGGACGTGACTCAATTAACTACGGTATTGATGTTATGCAACGTGAAAACTATTTAGTCACTTCACAAAGTACAAACCTAATCAAAGAACTTCGTAGCTATTGTTGGGACACAGACAAAACAGGTAAACGACTAAACAAACCTATAAGTATGTTTGACCACGCTATTGATGCGGTTAGGTATCACGAAATGGAAACACTTGGTATGAACAAAAACTATGGTAGTTATAATATATTATGATTGATTTAAGAAAAGGAGAATGTTTGAAAGAATTGCAAACAATAAAAACTGATTCTATTGATTGTATAATCACTTCACCACCTTATTGGAAAGGTTTTGAATATGAAGCATATTTCAATTCGTATTTACAATATATCAACTGGTGTGAACAATGGCTAAAAGAATGTAAAAGAGTTCTAAAAAAAAACGGAACTTTTTATCTAAACATTACAAACGATAGCGAAACAACGACGAGAGCCTTTGAGTTATTGAGTTTAGCTACTAACAATGTTATGTTTAAATTACACGAAACTATAATATGGTATCGCTATAATCAACAACCAGCAAACACAACAAGACAATTAACGAATCAAACCGAATTTGTTTTTATGTTAAGAAACACGAGTGCTAATGTTTATTTAAATAAAGAAGCTGCTTATAATTATAATCCAAAAATGTTTAAAACAAAAAATGTAGGTAATGTTTGGGAAATACCTTTTAATAGTGGTAAACAAAATGGGCAAACTTTTGGAAGAAAAGAAACAAAATGCGCTTATGGTCATAGTGGTTTTCCTATACAAATACCAACTACTTGTATTTTATTAAGTACAAAAGAAAATGACACTATTTTAGATTGTTTTATGGGGACAGGAACAACTGGAGTAGCCTGTCAAAATACAAATAGAAAGTTTATAGGTATTGATTTAGATGACAACGCTTTTGAAATATCACAAAAACGAATTGAAGAAAACAAATATAAGCTGTTCTAAACTACAAAAACACGAAAATTAAGTTATATAATTATGAAGCTTGACATATTACTTCCTACTTCACTTTCAGAAATACCATTATCAAGGTATCAAAAGTTCATAGAAATGAAAGAACAAAGCAACGACGAAGAATTCATAGCTAATAAAATGATACAAATATTTTGTGGTATTGAATTAAAAGAAGTAATGCAAATAAAAGTTAAAGAACTAAATGGACTAATAAAACATTTTACCGATGTGTTTAGTGAAAAGCCACAACTTGTAAGGCAATTCAAAATTAAAGATATTGAATTCGGTTTTATACCTAAAATAGACGACATAAGTTTTGGTGAATACGTTGATTTAGAACACCACTTTCAAAACTGGTCTACTTACCACAAAGCTATGGCGGTAATGTTTAGACCTATCAAAGAAAAACACGGAGACAAGTATACAATAGTAAACTACGAACCTAACGAAGATATGCAAGAACTGATGAAGTTTGCACCTTTAGACGTAGCAATAAGTGCATCGGTTTTTTTTTGGGATATCGCAAGCGAATTGTTAAGTCTTTTGATGAGTTATTTACAGAAAGAAGTGACGAAGATGACGCGTTCGCTGAATACTCAGAACGAAGCCAATTTGGCAAACGGTGGGGCTGGTATTCAAGCATCTATAAATGCGCTGAAGGAGATATCACCAAGTTTGATGAGGTCACCAAATTACGACTTACTCAATGTCTTACCTATCTTACCTTCGAAAAGCAAAAAACGGAAATCGAAAACCGCGAACTTAAAAGACAAATGAAACGATGAATTATTTTGATATTATAGACAAACTTAAACAACACTTTGAAAACGATGCAATCATAAACACCGTTACACAAGGTGATATTTTTGAAGTAGACTTAAACAAGCAGACAATATTTCCGTTAGTTCATTTAATCGTAAATACGGCAACTTTTGAAGAAAACGTAATAAGATACAACATTAGTATTTTAGCTATGGACATAACCGATATAAGTAAAGACGCAAACACGAATAACTTTGACGGCAACGACAACGAACTTTATGTACTCAACACTATGTTAGCCGTTCTTAACAGGTGTTATGAATTATTAAGACGTGGCACTTTATACACCGATGCCTTTCAAGTAGACGGCAATCCAAGTTGCGAACCTTTTACTGAACGATTTGAAAACAAACTTGCTGGCTTTACAATGACTGTAGATATTCTTATACCAAACGATATGACTATATGTTAGAAAACGTACAAGAAATATTAGACGAATTTAAGACTAACGTAATTAGTGAAGCTAAAAGAAACTTATCTGCACAAAACACTTCTGGTAAGTTAAAAGATAGTTTAAAAGGATATGTTAAAGAATCTAAAAATAGTATTCAAGTAAGCTTCGAAATGGAAGACTACGGCTTTTATCAAGACAGAGGTGTGAAAGGTAAAAAAGGTGGTAAAAGTTTAGACGGCTACAAATACACGAATAAAATGCCACCACCTAAAGCCTTCGATAAATGGACTGTAAGAAAAGGCATTGCACCTCGTGACAAAGAAGGTAGGTTTATAAAACGTAAATCATTAAACTTCTTGATAGCACGAAGCATATTTAACAAAGGTATAAAGCCAACACTATTTTTTACCAAGCCTTTTGAAAAATACTATAAAAGGTTACCTAAAGAACTTACTGAAAAGTATGCGCTTGATATGGTAAACCTATTTAACACAATAACTGATGAAAACTTTAAACGATTAGCCAAATGAATTTAGCACGGTCACCATACATAGTAGAAATAGCCGAAACAGGTCAAGAAGGTAGTAAGGTAGAATTGTTTTTAGGTAGTGACATAGGTACGTCTACACCTACTTACACACTATCTAAACTTATACCAGCTTCAAACAAAATAGAAACCTATTATAATATTTCGCCTTACATTCGTGAATACTTTAATTTTACACATTGGCAAGATGCTACAGGTTTAACTTATGACATAGACACAAGCACAGACTTCGAAGTAGACTATGAACTAAAAAAATATAAGTTAGTAGGTGGCACATATACACAAGTAGGTAGCACGATTACTGATTCATTTGTAGACGGTTTTGGTTATTACGAAGACGGTTACAATCCTTCAGCACCTTCAGTATTACTTGACGAAGGCACTTACTTCTATAACTATGATTCTACAATACTTACTACACAACATAATGGCTTATGGGGTTCTTTTGATATTCAAATAAATGTAGGTGACATTGTAAGATATACCGATTTAGTGACAGGTAGCACTTTTGATTTTACTGCAACAACAGCTGGTCTTAAAAGCTTTTCACGAATTTATTTGACGTATGTAGCTAATGGCAATAAAGTAGAATGGTTGCCTGGTGGTAGTGTAGTAAGGTGGACAGGATACTTTAAACCACAATGCGAACCTAAATACCAACCTGTGACAGTAGACTTTGTAAATAGGTATGGTAGTTGGTCAAGAATATTTTTTCAAAAGGCAAAAACACGAACAATCAACGTAAAGAAAAACGAATACAAGTTGAATCCAGATAGCCTACCTTTTACACCTGAAGACACAAGACAAAAAGCACAATTCAATATAAATGGCACAGAAACAATTAAACTAAATACAGGTTGGGTAAACGACAACTATGGTGAATACTTACAACAATTATTCTTGAGTGAATATGTCACTATATGCGACTTTGAGAATAACGAAGACTATGCATCGGTAAAAGTAAAACCAAGTTCACTTAAAAAACAAGTAGGTATAAATGACGGAATGATGAACTACACACTTGAGTTTGAGTTTGCTTATGATATGATAAACACGGTTATTTAATGCGCACAGTACAAGTATATATAGAAGGACAAAGGCTTGATTTATTTGATGACGAACAAATAAGCGTCACAAGTAAACAACAAGACGTTTCCGATATTAGCAAGATTTTTACCGATTTCTCACAAAGCTTTTCAGTCCCGTCAACACCGAATAATGACGCAATATTTTCACACTTCTATAATTCAGACGTTGGCGACTTACAAGATGTAAGCACTATATTCGATGCAAACCAAAGACGTGACGCGTTTATAGAAATAGACCTTACAACTTTTAGACGTGGTAAAATACAACTTGAAAAAGCTGAAATAAAAGACAATCAAGCCTATAGTTATCAAGTTACTTTCTATGGCGATATAACAAGCCTAAAAGACAAGTTTAATGACGACAAACTTGTTAACTTAACTTACTTAAGAACATACGGTCACGCATATACTTCAACAGAAATAGAAAACCGAATTACTGACGGTTCTGCAAATTATGTTTTGAGATATCCATTAATCACAAGACGTTACTTAACGTATGACGACGGAGGCACAAACGACATAAACACGAACACAGGTGCAATACAATATAGTGAACTATTTCCAGCGGTTAAAATAATAGGCATAATTGCAGCAATAGAAATACAATACGGTGTAGATTTTCAAGGTACTTTTTTAAGCGACAAAAGGTTTCAAAATTGTTTCTTGTTTTGTCAAAATAAAGATGACTTTCAATTCTTTACAAGTACAGAAGATGTAGACTTTACATCAGGTGGTGAAACCTTAAGCTATCCAAGTGGTGACGTATACACGAATTATTTTGATTTAACGAACGACACCTTAACAATAACACCGATAAACTTTGAAACGGCTTTTAACGTAACACCAAGTAGTCAATTTTGGCAAGACAAAATAAAGCATAAAGTATTGTTAAATATTTTTTGCGCAAGTACAACGGCAGAATATTATGTTGATGTATTTTTAAATGACGTTCTTACTACTACACTAGACGGCAATTTTGGTATTAACCAACAAGTTTATCTTAAAAGTAACGATTTTATAAACACACAAGATGTTTTAAGCTTTAGAGTGCGTGCAACAGAAAGTACTACTGTGACTGTAACGGCACGTTATGAGCAAGAAGGTACAAACTTTTTTAGCGGAAGTATTCAGATTTACACTAATAGTTTTTATGCAAGTTCCAGTAATACGTTAACTGGTAATATTGACCCAATAGCCTATTTGCCAGATATGAAAGTAAGCGACTTCTTTACGGCTATTCTAAAAGAATTTAATTTAACGTGCTATCCGTTAGAACAAGATGTTTTTCAAGTTGAGCCTTTAGACGATTGGTATTCTAAAGGTGCTATTGTAGATATCACCAAATACACGGATATTAAAAGCATAAATGTAGAAAGACTTAAACTATTTAATAATATCGTTCTAAAATACGAACAAAGTGAAAACATACTAAACAACCAATTTAGAGAATTATTCGGTCGTGAATATGGCGACGCACAAATAGCTTTTGACTATGACGGTGGCGAATACAAAATAGAACAACCTTTTGAAAATATGCAAATGAATAGGTTTACAGGTACTGACTTGCAAGTAGGCTTTACTGTAGACAAAGACCTAAACACCTACACACCTAAGCCTATGTTATTGTATATGTATGACGAGACAAATGTTAGCTTCAAGTTTTATAACGGCACGTCTTATTCTACTTTGACGGAGTATATGCCTTTCGGTCAAGATGTCAAGGTAAACACGGAAAACTATTCACTAAACTTTAACGCAGAAATAAGCACCTTAACAGGACAAGTAGAACAAAACACTTTATTTGCAACATATTACTTTGGTTATTTAAGCAACCTATTTAAACTTAAAAATAGACGTTACACCGTAAAGACGAATCTACCTGTTAGCCTACTTACTAATTTAAGGTTAAATGACCGTCTTATAATTCGCGACAAAAGGTATATTATAGAAAGTATGAAGTCCAACCTCAATAATGGTGACGTTGACTTTGTATTGTTAAATGACTTTAGAGCAGTTATAAGTGATAGTGGCACAGAACAACCTGAAACCGTTTTACCTGATGAAAACGCACAAGACGTAGAGGTAAGAATATTATTTCCGAATGACGCTGCAAGCGCAACTGTATCTACTACAACAAGTGGTGTAACTATATCACCAAGCACACTCACAAGTGAAGGCATAGTTACGGTAAGTATACCAGACAATCCTAATGCAACAACGGTACTTAAAACAGAAAACGACGTCGACTACATAAACACCGAAAACACGAACCGAATAAGAACAGAAGGTGGTACTGTAGAACTAATAACCTTAACTGTAATTTACACTTATATTAACGGCACACAAACAACAAGTGAAATTTATATACAACAACAACCATAATGATTAAGCACATAATAGACTTACTAAATATAGACGAATTTTACGAAGGTAGTTATAATGTTCATATAGCTAAAGGTCTTTATAATTATGAAACAGGAATAAAAGAAATATATAAGCAAAAGAAAAGAATGAACCTGTTGAAAAAAC